GTTTTGCGATGATGTTATTGCCTAGTATGGTTCAATGGCGTCATAATCTAATGACACTCTGTTGAACTGCTTGGTAAGCTCTTGCATTCTTGTTGGAGGTTCTGGAGTGGTGGGTCGGAAATCGGTTCCGTAATCAACTCCTTCGGGACGATAGGGGGGGGTATCGGGGCGTCTTGGATGGACATCTGCCCTAACTGTCTCATTACGAGCAGTTCTCCTATCTGGCCGACTTGCATGTACACCTTTATCTCTTGGTCTTCCTCGGTTCGGCTCCTGTTTGGGTTGCGAATCGTACGGGCGAGGTCTTTGCTTCTTGTTGCGCTGGTCCACTGCTGTTTGATTCGCGTTTCGGGTGCATGTCTCGTTCTTCGTAATCGACGATTTTCTGGCAAAGTTTTCTGATTGCCGTGTCGTATTCTTCCGGTTTTGCTGGTCGAAAGGAGGGGACTCCCTTCTCTTTCCAGCTTTGGGCTTTTGCGACATGCTGGTGGACTGTTGTCCGGATGTGCTGGTGCATTGTTTCTCTCCATTTTTGGGCTGACTCTTCGAGTTGCTCTTGGTTTGTTGACATTTTTCATCTCGTGGCCCGGTGATGACTCCATCAAACTCTGCTTCTAACTTAACTTCCCGTTTATTCTCATAAACAACTGGTATGTCGTCAAGATTCTTCGAGCCATAGATGGATCTCTCGGCAGCTTCTACTTCAACCTTCGTCATCCCCAGTATTTTACACACACTATCGAATATTACGTCCTTGTCATCTTGGTTCCATGATCCGTTTTCGATCTTAAACCGTTCCTCGGATGTCATAGATTCGGCGGCGCTAATGTCTCCGGTATATTTGAGTACTGTCTCACACCATGCTCTTATTATTGGTGTGTTAGAATCAGTGTTCATATACCCAACAGCACGATTAGCCGCTGCCAATTCCTTACTTACATTCTTATTAGCACTTAAATGCAATTTGACAAGTGTACGTTTAATATCTTGGTGACTCGACTTGGAAGTTAATGGATGTGGGAATGTACGTCCCGCAAAGTTCACTGATTCATTGGGTGCTGCAGATACTGCTTCAAGTTTCAATCCAAATTGTTGCGTAACTAACTCCAATGATTCTCTCATCCCTGGGATGTTGACATTCAATCCATCGTCTCCTGTGTAAATACCGAGTTTTAACCAGGCATTCTCTTTCTTCA